TATCTCGCCACGGATGGTGCGGCATATGTATTCCACGCCGATAGCAAGGGGCTGACTTTCCGCAGGGCGTTTGAGGATGCGGGTTTTAAGCTGTCTGGATGCTGCATCTGGGCAAAGAACACGTTCACGCTCGGCCGTTCGGATTATCAATGGTGCCACGAACCTTGCCTCTATGGTTGGAAGAAATCCGGCAAACACAACTGGTACGGCGACCGCAAGCAGTCCACGATATGGAACTTCGACAAACCAAGCCGCTCGGAGAAGCACCCAACAATGAAACCAGTGCCGCTGCTCGCTGTGCCGATGAAGAACTCGACGCAGACCAATGGCGTGGTGCTCGACCCCTTTGGCGGTTCAGGCAGTACCCTGATTTGCGCGGAACAGTTGGGGCGCGAAGCCTTCCTGATTGAACTGGACGAAAAATTCGTAGACGTTATTATTCATCGCTACATCGAAGCCGTCGGAAGTGCCGACGGTGTTTTTGTAGAACGGGATAGCAAGTCAATTCCATATGCGAAGGTGATAGCCGATGTCTAACAAATACTGGTTTTCTGAGGATGGGGCCATCGGATATGGTAGTTTGAGTACGGGAGAGGTGTTTTGTTTTGATTCCGAGGACTATGATAAAATATCAGACAGGGCTTGGTACAAGTGCAATGCAAGCCCCGGATATGTTGGCGACAGCAATGGATTCTGTATTCACAGAGTAATACTTATCGCTCCGGAAGGCTGCGAAATTGACCACATCAACTTGAATCCGCTTGATAACCGCAAAGAAAATTTGAGAATATGTACGCATCAGCAAAACCAATGCAATCAACCGCTTCAAAAGAATAACATCTCTGGAGTGACTGGTGTTAGCTATTTTGCGCCACGAAAAAAGTATCGCGCGCGAATTAAATACTTTCAGCGAGAATTACACTTAGGGTATTTCCCCACATTTCTTGAGGCGACTCAAGCGAGAAATGTCGGCGTGAAAATCCTGTTCGGAGAGTTTGGCCGATGCCACGATGCTCCGCCTCCACCAAAGTGGATCGAGATTATGGTTCTGGATAAATGTAACCGCTTCATTAATGAGGCGGTTTTTCCTTGCCTGATAGGAAGAGCTGATGCAATCATGGAAGAAACCGCTTGATAATCACACTCGTTTGATCAATGTATATGACTACGAAATCGAAAGGACGGTAATCATATGCAAATCAAGTACAACGTTTCCGGGGAGAAAAGGAAGGAATTGGTTTCGATCATGCGGGATATCTTGCAGGAAACAACGCGGTATCTAGCCGCTCCGACGTTTTGTTTCATGGTGGGAAAGTACACCGTCGACAAAAATGGAACGGTCACCTGCCCGGACGACGCGGACACGGCGCAAATCGAAATGCTGATCCGCGAACTGGCACACGACGGATTCATTGGCGAACGGGTCGGCGAAGCGACTAAGCCTGCTGAACACATAGTGGCCGAGCCAGAGCAGCAGAAACAAGAGAAACCCCGAGTCGCCGCTCCCGACCATCTCGTGATCGAGCTGCCGAAAAACGGCATGACGCCCACTGCAATGGAAAACTTGCAGCGGCTAGTTGCGAGCAAAGCAACGCTGCTAAAAAAAGCGCTCGGCACAGATAGACTGCCGATCACAGAACACCCTGACCGGATTGAATTCGGGTGGTTCCGGACAACCGACGATCAAGGTGAGATCGCCGCCTACTACCAACTGGTACAGGGGCTTTGCGAGCTGGCGCGGGTACAAAAGCGCGTAAGCGCGACGGAGCAGGAAGTGAAAAACGAAAAATACGCATTCCGGTGTTTCCTTCTGCGGCTTGGGTTTATCGGCGCGAAGTACAAGGAATCGCGCCGCATTCTTCTGAAAAATCTTTTCGGTAACGCGGCGTTCAGGGACGCGAAGAATGCGGAGGCAGACGTATGAATGGAATTCATCCCAATCTGCTGAAGCAGCTGAAAGACTACTACAAACCAGGCACACGGGTCATGCTGATTCGCATGAACGATCCTTACACGAAACTCCGGCGAGGCGAACGCGGAACAGTGGTTTGTGTCGATGATATCGGAACCATTCATGTGTCATGGGATTGTGGCAGTACATTGGGCATCGTGTTCCGCGTAGACGAATGTGTAAAAATCGAGGAGGCCGGTCATGAGTAATCGCTTGTTTGCCGCATATGGTGTCGGCTTGAACCGTGTCGAAATGGCGAAGCGCTGCCCGACGGCAAAGCTGCTCGGTGCGTCAACGCTGCGAAATCACCGACTGACGTTTCGTGGGGCACATGCCGCTGCGGTGGCGAACATCGAACCTGCGAAGGGCCATAGCGTACCGGTGCTGGTGTGGAACATCACATCAACGAATGAAGCGACGTTGGACCTGTACGAAGGGTTCCCGCATCTGTACGAAAAGCAGCAGCTCCGGCTTCGGCTCGACGGTGCGCTCGTCAACTGCATGGCGTATGTCATGCGTGGCGATCGCCCGATCGGGAAACCAAGTGCGTTCTATTACAGCACGGTGCTGGAAGGATACAAAGCGGCAGGATTCGACACGGAAATTCTCATGAAAGCAGTACAGAATGAAAACGAAGAAGTATCAGACTCCTAGATTTGGGTAACGCCGCGTCGGGCAACGTCGCCGCCACTGAGCGGTTCATTAAGCGGATGGCGCGGTCGCCCCAACGGCGTAGGATAATCAAACCAAACCAGACACGGAGGCTCACGCGGGCCTCCGTTTTGATTTCCAAAGGAGGAGGCGACGTTGATTCGAAAACTGAAAAAATACGTGCCGACTCCGTTCAAAGCAAAGAACTCTGTGTACGACAAGCAGGCGGCGGACAACGCCGTCGCTTTTATTGAGTGTCTCTCGCACACCAAAGGCACCTGGGCGGGTCAACCTTTTTTACTGATCGACTGGCAGGAGCGAATCATCCGGGATGTGTTCGGAATTCTAAAACCGAACGGATACCGCCAGTTCAATACGGCGTATATCGAAATACCAAAGAAGAATGGAAAATCAGAGCTCGCTGCCGCAATCGCGCTGCTGTTAACCTGCGGCGATCATGAAGAGCGCGCCGAGGTGTATGGATGCGCCGCCGATCGTCAGCAGGCATCGATCGTGTTCGAGGTCGCTAAGGACATGGTGACCCTGTGTCCCGCGCTGGCGAAGCGGGTAAAGATACTCGCGTCACAGAAGCGGTTGGTATACCTGCCGACCGGGAGCTACTACCAGGTGCTCAGCGCCGATGTCGCCAGCAAGCACGGCTTCAATACTCACGGCGTCATTTTCGATGAGCTACACACACAACCGAACCGGCGCCTTTTTGACGTTATGACCAAGGGCAGTGGCGACGCGCGCATGCAGCCGCTGTACTTTCTGATCACCACAGCCGGTGACAACACGAACTCTATCTGCTGGGAAGTGCATTCGAAAGCGAAAGATATCCTAGATGGCAGGAAAACGGATCCGACGTTTTACCCGGTAATCTATGGCACCGAAGAAAACGATTCCTGGACGGATCCCAAAGTATGGAAGAAAGCGAATCCGTCGCTTGGCATTACGGTAGGGATCGACAAAGTGAAAGCCGCATGTGAAAGCGCGCAGCAGAATCCCGCCGAAGAGAACGCGTTTCGCCAGCTTCGGTTGAATCAATGGGTCAAGCAGGCGATCCGCTGGATGCCGATGGATGTGTGGGATAAATGTGCATTTCACGTCGATCCGAAATCGCTTGAAGGGCGCGCTTGCTACGGCGGCTTAGATCTCTCCTCCAGCACGGATATCACGGCGTTTGTGCTCGTGTTTCCGCCGCAGGATGAGACGGATAAATATGTGATCCTGCCATTCTTCTGGATACCAGAGGAGAACATCGACCTTCGTGTTCGGCGCGATCACGTGAATTACGACCTCTGGGAGAAGCAGGGCGTTTTGTTGACGACCGAGGGCAATGTCGTGCATTACGGCTTCATCGAGACGTTCATCGAACAGCTCGGCTTGAAATATAACATCCGCGAGATTGCGTTTGACCGGTGGGGCGCTGTGCAAATGGTGCAGAACCTCGAGGGCATGGGATTCACAGTCGTCCCGTTTGGTCAGGGATTCAAGGATATGTCCCCGCCGACAAAGGAGCTCATGAAGCTTACGCTGGAACAGCGGATCGCGCATGGCGGACAACCGGCGCTCCGTTGGATGATGGATAACATCTACATCCGCACCGATCCGGCGGGGAACATCAAGCCGGACAAAGAAAAAAGCACCGAGAAAATCGACGGCGCTGTTGCGACGATTATGGCGCTGGATAGGGCGCTACGGAATGGTGGCGGCGAGAACGAAAGTGTATATAACAATCGCGGTCTATTGGTCTTTTAAACGACAAAACGCCGCGTGCCCTATGCGCGGCGTTTCATCAAAGGAAGGAAAAAATGAAAAAGTTCTGCTGTCTGCCCTACTTGCCGATCCGACCACCACCCGTTCGGCTTGCTTGGTTTCGACACCCATAGGATAAGGCAGAATGCTGAAGTTTGTCTGAAAAAGTGTTTTCAGATTTATTTCAGATTAAATCGGATGACTGGAGAAGTAGAAAACATGAATCGCTTTCAATCACTCTTTCACTCCCGCGACAAACCGAAGAACTATTTAAGCAGCAGTTTTTACAGTTTCTTCTTCGGCAGCACATCCAGTGGAAAGCCGGTAAATGAAACGACTGCCATGCAGATGACAGCGGTGTACTCCTGCGTGAGGATTTTATCCGAAGCCGTCGCGGGATTGCCGCTGAACGTCTATCGGTACAACGACAGCGGCGGGAAGGAGAAAGCGTTCAAGCACCCTCTGTACCGGCTGCTGCACGATGAGCCGAACCCCGAGATGACGAGCTTCGCGTTTCGGGAAACGCTCATGAGCCACTTGCTCTTGTGGGGGAACGCCTACGCACAGATCATCCGAAACGCCAGAGGCGAGGTGATCGCGCTCTACCCGCTCATGCCGAACAAAATGACAGTCGACCGTGATCAAAACGGCCGGCTTTTTTATTCGTATCAGCGCGGGGCGGAGGATCCAAAGACGCTCGGCTCGGAGAGTCGGATTTATCTAGCGCCGACAGACGTGCTGCACATCCCCGGACTTGGATTCGACGGTCTGATCGGTTACAGCCCGATCGCCATGGCGAAGAATGCGATCGGATTGGCGATTGCGACAGAGGAGTACGGTGCGAAATTCTTCGCCAACGGCGCGGCACCGTCCGGCGTACTGGAACACCCCGGAACGATCAAAGACCCGATTCGGGTCAAGGAAAGCTGGAACTCGGCCTATCAGGGCAGCGCGAATTCACACAAGATAGCAGTCTTGGAAGAGGGCATGAAGTATACGCCCATTGGAATCGCGCCGGAACAGGCGCAGTTCTTGGAGACGCGCAAATTTCAGATCAACGAGATCGCGCGCATCTTCCGCGTCCCGCCGCACATGCTGGCAGATCTGGAGAAATCGTCGTTCAGCAACATTGAGCAGCAGTCACTGGAATTCGTGAAGTATACCCTCGATCCCTGGGTTGTGCGCTGGGAGCAGAGTATGTGCCGGGTGCTGTTCAGCGAAAGCGAGAAACCGGCGTATTTTATCAAATTCAACGTCGACGGGCTTCTCCGCGGTGACTACGCTTCGCGCATGAGCGGGTATGCTACCGCACGGCAAAATGGCTGGATGAGCGCGAACGACATCCGCGAGCTGGAAAACCTCGACCGCATCGCGCCGGAGCTTGGCGGGGACTTGTATCTCATCAACGGCGCAATGACAAAACTTCAGGACGCAGGGCTGTTCGCTGGAACACAGCAGAAAAAGGAGGATTCTTCTTGAAACGACAATTTTGGAACTGGGTGCGAAACGAGGACGGCACCCGAACATTGACCCTCGACGGCGTGATCGCCGAGGAATCGTGGTTCGACGACGACGTCA